GGCATTTGGATTGTTCTGCTTTACTCGTGGCCAGATCTTGGTTACGAGAGGAATCATCCCCTTGGTAACAGATGAGTTGTAGACGAATAGATTCGGATCCTTCTGACGAATATCGACGAACTTCTTCGGCATGTTGCCGATGCCGTTACGTGTCTGGAAGACATGCTTCTTCACGACCTCAAACATACGCTTGCGGCCATGATCACAGTTACCTACATATGATGTATGGAAATCTGATAGGGTAAAGATCTCGTCAATGAATCCATCTAACAAGAATCCTTCCAGATGTTCATCACCATCGCAGAACGTATCATGCATCCAGAGCACCTTGTACTTGGAATTATTCTGGATGTTACTGAAGTTTGGAAGGCCGCCGATGAAGTTCTTGAACTGACCAACCATATGAGCCGGTGCAAACGATGCGACCGATCTAGAACCGATCATCACATCGAAACTACCACAATGTTCTACGTCATGCAAAGGACGGTATAGAACACCATCATAGTAGTCTGGTTTAGCATCATCTGAAGTACAATCGTTGAAGACCGTTACATCGAATCCCAGTTTAGCTAACTCTTTTGACATTAAGATAACGGCAGATTCTGATCCACCAAGACCACGTTTGGCTAACGTAGATCCATCATAACACAAACCCAAAGTATCAATTATTGCAATCTTCATAGTATTCCTCACTTGTACCATACCAATATATATCATGTCCCATTTCTTGTACATATAAATAAAACAAAGGGATTATATAATCTCTCGTTTGCTCTATATAGAGGTCAAGATGGCGAATAATAATATTCAGTTTAAACGTACGTCGGTCACAGGCCGTACGCCAAACACAACCAATTCATCTAACACGTCATTCATTGACGCAGGTGAACTCGCCATCAACCTCACCGATCAAAAAGTATTCTCTTCAAATGGGTCTGCATTATTTGAAGTTGGTTCTAATGTAGAAATTTCTACTGTTGGAACACTTTATGTGGAATCAATTTTCGACATTAATCACACCCCAGGATCGTCAGGTAATGTATTAAAATCTGACGGCCAATTTGTTTATTGGGATGTTGGAGGCAGTGCCGGTAATGGATATACTGGATCTCAAGGTGATGCTGGTTACACCGGTTCTATCGGATCTTTAGGTTATACTGGTTCAGCAGGCGTTGCTGGTACCAACGGTTATACTGGTTCTGCTGGCGTTGCCGGCACTAACGGATATACTGGTTCAGTTGGTGTTGCTGGTTATACTGGTTCTACTGGTGTTGCCGGTTATACTGGTTCAGTTGGTAATTTAGGATACACAGGATCTGCAGGTGCTGGTTACACAGGATCTGTTGGTGGATTGGGTTATACCGGTTCCGTAGGATCTTTAGGATATACCGGTTCTGCTGGGGCTGGTTATACAGGATCAGCATCTACCATCGCGGGTCCAATTGGTTACACAGGATCAGCCGGTGCTGGTTATACCGGTTCATTAGGAAACACTGGTTATACTGGATCTGCCTCGACAGTTGCGGGGCCAACCGGGTACACCGGTTCGGTCGGCAATTTGGGTTATACTGGGTCGTTAGGAAATACAGGTTACTCTGGATCAGTTGGATACACTGGATCTGCTTCGACTGTTGCCGGTCCGACTGGTTATACTGGTTCTGCTTCCACGGTTATTGGATACACGGGTTCCGCCGGTACTAATGGATATACTGGTTCTGCAGGAAATCTTGGATATACTGGTTCTGTTGGGTATTCTGGATCCGTGGGTTATTCGGGTTCGGTCGGGTATACTGGTAGTGTTGGTTATAGTGGCTCAGTAGGATATTCTGGTTCTGTTGGTGGGTTGGGGTACACAGGATCAGCATCTACTGTCATCGGTTATACAGGTTCTGCTTCGACTGTCATCGGCTACACTGGATCCAAGGGTGATATTGGTTACACCGGTTCTGCAGCAAACACAGCAGCAATATTAATAGATGTTGCAACTGTTACCGGTGATATACAAGGTATTGTCGATAGAACTGCTTCTACATTATCATTTAATGATTCTACTAGAGAGTTTACGATTGCTCCTGTAAGTGGATCATGGACATTTTATAGTCATGGTGACCTAAAAACAGTAAGCACATCTAAAACCGTTGCAATTGCCAATACTTCAGGTGCAAGATTTATTAAGATCGATCCTTCGACATTATCACTTGTTGAAGGCGGATCAGTTCCAGATTTTTTAAATGACGTCATTGTATCATATATTTACTTTAATGCTACCGATGGTAAAGCTATCATTCTTGGTGATGAAAGACATAGTTCTAAACGCGATACGACTTGGCATTCGAATCAACACTTGAATGTGGGTACAGTATGGCGGTCGGGTGGTGATGTATCATATACACTTGATGATGATACTGCCATTCAAATCGGTGTAGGAACGCCACTTCTTATTGCTGATGAAGATCTTCTACATACGATCACACACTCGGCAAGTCCTTCGGCAGACTACGAACAGATTCTGACTACAGCGGCATCACTTGAAGTACTTTATCTAAGCGGCACAACTTATACATCAATTACTGCGTCTACGACTCCATGGGTTGCTGGCTCATCACTTGCAAGATACAATGCCGTCTCTGCTGGATCTGGCTCACTTACGGATGCTAGTGAAGGTGGATACATTACATATTGGTTGATTGCTACAAATAGCATCACCAACCCGGTTAAGTTGGTGATGGGTCGTGCATCCCATGCTTCAATCGATGATGCATATGCTGAAGAATTCCAAGAGTATGGACTATCGTTTGCTGAACAAGTATTCATGTATCAGATTGTTATTCAAACATCTGCATCATATTCGAATACACCCAAGATTGTTATTGCCGCTGTCCGTAAGGTCACTAGCAAGGTTGCATCATCAGCGTCGACTGTATCGGCTTCGTCGCACAATAGTTTGACTGGAAGAGATTCGGCTGATACCCACCCAATTGCTGCTATTACAGGACTCCAAGCAAATCTAGATTCGAAACAAGTTACTCTAGTTTCGAATACAAATATTAAAACTATTAATGGCACAACCATTCTTGGATCTGGTGATATTACTGCTGTTGGATACACAGGTTCTGCTGGTACTAATGGTTATACTGGATCGGCTGGCACAAATGGTTATACCGGATCAGCGGGCACAAATGGTTACACAGGTTCGCAGGGTAATATCGGTTATAGTGGATCAGTTGGATATAGTGGATCCCAGGGTACTGCCGGTTACACCGGGTCTGCATCGACAGTCATTGGATATTCTGGATCAGTCGGTTATTCTGGTAGTGTTGGGTATACTGGGTCAGCATCAACTGTTATTGGTTACTCAGGATCTCAAGGTGTTATTGGATATACTGGCAGTGCTTCGACAGTTATAGGTTATAGTGGTTCTAAAGGTGATATTGGTTATACCGGCAGTGCTTCAACCGTCATTGGATATACCGGGTCAGTTGGTTACACCGGTTCAGCTTCTACAGTTATCGGCTATACAGGTTCAGTTGGATATACTGGGTCGGCATCGACTGTCATTGGATACTCAGGCAGCGTTGGTTACACCGGCAGTGCATCTACCGTTATTGGATATACTGGGTCGGCCGGCTACACTGGCAGCGCTTCCACAGTTATCGGTTACACTGGCAGCGTTGGTTACACCGGGTCTGCATCGACAGTCATTGGATATTCTGGATCTGTTGGGTATACAGGTTCTGCTTCTACCGTTATTGGTTATACTGGATCTGTTGGGTATACTGGTTCTGCTTCAACTGTCATCGGATATACCGGATCAGCATCAACAGTTATTGGATATACCGGAAGCGTAGGTTATACCGGATCGGCTTCTACAGTTATAGGTTATACTGGCAGTGCATCGACAGAAATAGGTTATACTGGTTCTGTCGGATATACTGGGTCGATCGGTATTATAGGTTATACTGGATCTGCAGGTGGCGGCGGTGGTACACCAGGTGGTTCTGATACACAAGTCCAATACAACAATGCTGGCGCATTTGGTGGTTCAGCCAACTTTACATTCAATGCAACAACAGGTATGACTACTTTAGGTGGCACTGCCGCCGGATTGATTATACCAGTAAATGAAGCTACAGTAACATCTGCTGCAAATACCTTGACATTTACTGCTCGGTATATGGCCGGTAGAATTATGCCAGCATTTGCTGCACCAGATCAAGATGCAACTATTCAGCCGTCAATCGGCAGAAACAGAATATTTTATTGGGCGCCACCGGGCATGAACGCAACAACAGTGCCCGCACTGTATCCCGGCACTGTCGCGTTTACTGCTGTTGGTACAGCAACAGCCAGGGCATGGGCGACGACAAATATTCTTACAAGAACACCTCGTCTAGGATATGTTTCGGCAACCGCAACAGCTGGTTCATTGGTAAGTATTCGTAATCCAACTGCCTTCTTGACTACAGGAAACGGGTCTGGTCTCGGTGGATTTACATATGCTTTTAGATTCTGTGTGTCAGATGCTGCCGCGGTTGCTGGTGCCAGAATGTTTGCTGGATTGAGTTCGACAACCGCTGCATTAACCAACGTAGAATATAACACATTGACCAACTCTATTGGTATCGCACAAATATCTGGTGATAATACACAATGGTATTTGGTATACGGTGGATCTGCCGCGCAGACAAATATAGCATTAGGCACAAGTCTTGGTGCGCCGACATTAACCAATACTATCTGGGAGTTGATTCTATTCTCACCGCCAAATGCAAACGGCGAGGTTGGCTACGAGGTCAAGAATCTTTCAAGTGGCGTATCGGTTCAAGGATATATCATTCCAGGTACTCCTGGTACCCAGTTGCCGGCATCGACTACTGCATTAACCAATCAGGTAGTTAGAACGAACAATGCTACTGCATTGGCGGTTGCATTTGATTTCATCTCACTATACATTGAACAGGATCAGTAATATGTACACTATTATTCTTGATCAGGGAACAGTTACAAGAGATTCGGATGGTAAGGTAATTGCGCCATGTCAATCACCAGATGATCCGGACTTTATTGAATATATTGCATGGGTCGAGGCAGGCGGTGAACTTACAGTGTATGATACAGATCCTAATGCACCTCCGGTAAATGAGATTGTTTAATGCCATCTGATTTTTTTGATTCACCAATTCTTATAACCACATCGCCAGCAACTGATGCTGGTCCTCAATATATCGATACTTTCGATCCTGCTGCCGTGTCATCTATCCATTATGATATTCAGGTAACATCTGATAGTTTAATCTATGATATTAAACTAGATGTAACGCACAATGGATATTCTACATCAGAATACCAGGTGGGTTTCTCTGATACTAATACTGCGCCGATGGAAATCATTACAAATATTTTTGGCAACAGCGGTTATATAATTGCCCAACCGCCTACCAATGATGGTGTAGTAACATTTAAAATGGTCAGATCTGATATTAAAACGGATTTATATGGAGATAATATGAAGTCCGGTAGAGCCATACTCGGCAATACTGGATTCGGAGTATCATTTGCCGGTGCTAATAGTACATCTACTGTCAGACAATCAAGCAATAATCAATGGACTAAAGGTGTAGCATTTTACGGCACAGAGATAGAACAACTACCATACGTATCTAGTAATACATGGATATCGTATAATAATAGTGTATTGACATACGATACCAACTATACGTATATTACATCTTCATCATATAATGAAAACTATCAATACCAAGAGATAGATGTTGTAGTTGGTAAAGTGTATGCCTTGAATATAATTGGAGAATATACACCACCCGATCCCATTCTTGCCAAACAAGAAAATACCAGTTCAGTTGGTATACCTGCGATTAAAATAGGACATACACGTGGTGGTGCAGATCTATTTAATTACCAGTTCGAACAATATGGCGGTGGTGTTACACCGGCTATTTTTGTTCCTACTAAAGATAAGATATACGTTTCTATTGGCTATGGCAAATTAAACTCTGTGGTTAAACTTACAGATTTTTACATAATCGAAGTATCGCCATTCAATACGTATGATCAACATAAAGGTACCATGTATCTTTCATGGTCTGCATTGCCGATAAATAGTAATCTGGTAAGCTTTTCTACAGTGGATGGAAGAACACAAACTATATCAATCTCATCTAGTAACACAGTTATTATAACACAAAACACGGCAGTTGTAAACAGCGGAATTCAATTATTGACAAATAAATTAGCGTTTGTATATTCTAATACCGGTATTATTGCCTCATTAAATGGTAATAGCGTTATTGATAGTACTATCTTGCCATTGACAACTGTAACTACGGTAGATATTAATACTTCTGCTTCTATATTTTCATATGTTCCTGAAGTATTAATTGAAGCAGATATAATAGAGATCACTGCATAATGGCCAAAAAAATAATTCATATCGAAAACCCATTATCAATTAAAGGTATTGTAGCCAACGGTTCTATTGGGGTTGCCGGTAATGCATTGTTATCAAACGGATCAGGCATATACTGGGGTGCCGGCGGAGGTGGCAGCGGTGATGGATATACTGGTTCTGTTGGCTATACAGGATCAGCCGGTACAAATGGTTATACTGGTTCACTAGGTTACACCGGTTCCGCCGGTGTTGGTTATACTGGTTCTGCTTCAACGGTTGCTGGTCCTACTGGATATACGGGTTCAGTTGGATATAGTGGATCTATAGGTTATACGGGAAGTGCGTCGACTGTTGCTGGTCCTACTGGATATACTGGCAGCATTGGATATAGTGGATCTGCTGGGGCTAGTGGATATAGCGGTTCGACTGGTTATACTGGCTCCGCTTCAACTGTACAAGGTCCATCTGGTTATACGGGTAGTATTGGTTATTCAGGATCTGTTGGATATAGCGGATCTGTTGGCTACACCGGTTCTGCATCGACAGTTGCAGGTCCTGCAGGATACACGGGATCGGCATCTACGGTCATAGGTTATACTGGCTCTGTTGGCTACACCGGTTCTGCATCCACTGTACAAGGACCAATTGGATATTCCGGCAGCGTAGGTTACACTGGCAGCGCGTCAACAGTTATCGGTTATACTGGGTCGGTCGGCTACACGGGTTCTGCTTCTACAGTTGCTGGTCCTGCAGGATACACGGGTTCAGTTGGTTACACAGGCAGTGCTTCGACCGTTATTGGATATACCGGTTCAGTCGGTTATTCTGGCTCAGTTGGTTATACCGGCAGTGCTTCGACTGTTATTGGTTATAGTGGTTCAGTCGGTTATACTGGGTCGGTCGGCTACACAGGCAGTGCTTCAACAGTTGCTGGTCCAACAGGATATTCAGGATCCATAGGATATACTGGCAGTGCTTCAACAGTTGCTGGACCTACAGGATATACTGGTTCGGTTGGTTATACTGGTTCGGCATCTACCGTTCAAGGTCCTATTGGATATAGTGGATCTGTTGGTTATAGTGGTTCTGTTGGCTATTCTGGATCTGTTGGCTATTCTGGATCTATTGGTTATTCTGGGTCGTTGGGTTATACCGGTTCTAAAGGTACAACAACAGTATCAGATACTGCTCCTTCTCCACCTGTAAATGGTGATACCTGGTGGAATTCGTTAGATGGTATTAGATATGTTTACTATAGTGATGGTACATCATCACAGTGGGTACAAGAATCATCACCAGGTCCTATGGGCAATACAGGTTATACAGGATCAGCAGGTACCGGCTCATCAACAGAAATAACTCGTACTTTGCCAGTATCAGCTAACTTTACTATACTTAATACTACATCTGGTGTTTCTTTAACAGATACTATATATGGTGCAGCTTTTGTTATTCCTGGGACAGGAAGTGCTGCTATAAGATTTGCAAAAGTTACCGCTGCAGTTCCATCCACACCGTGGACTATTACGGCTAGAATGGAAAACATATTTTCACTATCATCAGCTTCATACCCATGTGCTTTGATATTAAGAAATTCCAGTTCTGGTAAAATTATTATTGCAGGACAATATAATAACAGTCAAGAATTGATTCAAAACTGGTCAAGTTATGGTCTATTTACATCAAACGTGTTAACTCCAACAACGATGCTTCCAAATATGACTTGGAGAAGAATTGTTAACGATGGTACATCCCTTTCATTTCAAACATCGCGTGATGGTAATTATTGGTTTGAATATACTACAGTAACTTTGGCATCATACATAGGATCAGTTGATGAACTGGGATTTGGTGCAATGTCAAATTCCTCAGCCGGCAGCAATATAGGCATGATTGTACAATCATGGCAAGTCACGTAAACAGGATTAAAAATGGCTTTAGATTTTCCCAGTTCACCTACAAATGGCCAGACATATTCCAGCGGTGGTGTCACTTGGACATATGACTCGACAAAAACTGTTTGGAAAATTACATCTTCCGGACCTACAGGTTATGCAGGATCAACCGGTTATACTGGTTCTGCCTCAACTGTTGCTGGACCTACAGGATACACTGGTTCGGTAGGTTACACCGGTTCGGCATCAACTGTTATTGGTTACACGGGATCTGCTGGCACCATTGGCTATACTGGATCAGCATCAACAGTTATCGGTTATACGGGCAGTTTAGGTTATTCAGGATCTGTCGGTTATACTGGTTCAGCGTCTACCGTTATCGGTTACACCGGTTCTAAAGGTGATATTGGTTACACTGGCAGTGCCTCAACGGTCATAGGTTATTCTGGTTCCAAGGGCGATATTGGTTATACTGGATCCGCATCGACGGTTATTGGTTACAGTGGTAGCGTAGGTTATTCTGGATCTGCTGGTTATACTGGATCAGCATCAACTGTACAGGGACCGGCTGGTTATACTGGTTCTGTCGGTTATACTGGTTCAGCTTCAACTGTCATTGGATATTCTGGTTCAGTTGGTTATACTGGTAGTGTGGGTTATACCGGCAGTGCTTCAACAGTTGCCGGTCCTACTGGTTATACAGGTAGCGTGGGTTATACGGGATCTGCATCAGCTGTCATTGGTTATACCGGATCTAAGGGTGATATTGGGTATACTGGATCTGCATCAACTGTCATAGGTTACTCAGGATCTAAGGGTGATATTGGTTATACTGGCAGTGCATCTACCGTTATCGGGTATTCTGGGTCGGTTGGTTATAGTGGTTCGGTTGGCTATACTGGTAGTGCATCGACGGTTATCGGTTATACAGGTTCGGCGTCAACGGTTATAGGTTACACTGGTAGTGCGTCAACCGTGATCGGTTACACAGGATCTCAAGGTAATAAGGGTGGTATTAGATTTTACTTTGATACTACTACAACAGCGGGTGTTGGATCTAACGGATCGGTACGTTTCAATAACGCTACTATCGCATCTGTTACTTCTCTCTATATCAACATTCTAGATATAAATGGCACAAGTTTTGCAGCATGGTTGGCAGCGCTTGCTACTTCTACAAATGCCAACAAAGGCCAGTTGTATATTACCAATAACTTGAATGGTTCGACGGTTCAATCAATATTCAACGTAACGGCGGTAACAAACAACACCACATATTATACCGTTACTGTAACATACATATCAGGTACTGCACCGGCAAATAATGATCCATTGGTGGTAAGTTTTGGAGCATCTGGTAATTCTGGATATAGTGGCTCAGTAGGTTATTCAGGCAGCGTAGGTTACTCTGGATCCGTAGGATATTCGGGATCAGTCGGTTACAGCGGTTCTGTTGGTTATACTGGATCCGCTTCAACAGTCATCGGTTATACTGGTAGCGTAGGTTATACGGGATCAGCATCGACAGTCATCGGTTATACTGGTAGCGTAGGTTATACGGGATCAGCATCGACAGTCATCGGATATACTGGCTCAGTAGGATATTCAGGTTCGGTTGGCTATACTGGATCCGCTTCGACCGTTATCGGTTATACCGGATCAAAAGGTGACATTGGTTATACTGGTTCTGCTTCAACCGTTATCGGTTACACTGGTTCACTAGGATATTCCGGTTCGGTTGGTTATACGGGATCGGCCTCTACGGTCATAGGTTACACTGGATCTCAAGGTGTTGGATATACAGGCAGTGCATCAACGGTCATAGGTTACACCGGATCGTTGGGTTATTCTGGCTCAGTTGGTTATACAGGTTCTGCTTCAACAGTTATCGGCTACACTGGTTCACTAGGATATTCTGGCAGTGTTGGATATACAGGGTCGGCATCGACTGTTATTGGCTATACTGGCAGCGTAGGTTATACTGGTTCTGCTTCCACGGTTATTGGATACACCGGTTCTGTTGGGTATACTGGGTCAGCATCTACAGTTATTGGATATACTGGCTCGGTTGGTTATACTGGTAGTGTTAATTACATTCCACGTGTTAATGCTCAGACCACTACTGCTTCGCCGTGGGCTTGGAATAGTAACAGTTATGATCAACAATCATTTTCTGCGTTGGCCAACGCGTTAACAATCAATGCTGATGCTGGATCACCTGTAGATGGTCAGAAGGCTATGTTTAGATTTAAAGATAATGGTGCTGCTAAAGCTTTAACATGGACAACTGGTTCTGCTAAATCTTTCCGTGCGATCGGTGTAACGTTACCTACTACAACAGTTATTAGTAAAACAGTTTATGTTGGTTGTGTATATAATGCAGCAGACAGTCGTTGGGACGCTGTTGCTGTAGCTCAGGAGGCTTAATATGATTGAAACTAGATGCGCAGTGTGCCGTCTATCTGACGGTTTAATATTAAATATTATCATAGCGCTTACTACTGACATTCCGCCAGATGGATGTGAACTTGTTGAGGTTATGAATGAGCAACCATGCGACATCGGTTGGTTCTATGCCAATGGCATATTCAACGGGCCGCGCCGATTTGCTGTATGTAATCAATCAGACAACATGGTTACCGGGTTTATCGAGGTATCCTATGTGTCTGCAAACCCAATGGATACCCTTGCATCATTTTTCATCCAACTGACTAATGAAATGGTATGCGGAGTTGGTTATACTTGGGATGGAATTGGTTTTATTGTCCCGGTGGGTGAACCAGTCTAATGGCAACAAAAACCGTTCTCGTTACAACCGGCACGACTTGGACCTTGCCTGCTGATCTTGATACTGCAACCGCTATTACTGTTATTGCAATCGGCGGCGGCGGTGGTGGGAAGAGAGGGGTTACAGCGTCTAACGCCGGCGGAGGTGGCGGAGGCGGTGGCTGGTCATCTTCATCTGTCTCTCTTTCCGGCCTAACCCCTGGAGTATCCTCAGTCTTTGTCAGTATTGGCGCAGGTGGCGCAGGTAGTACAACATCCGGTGCTAACGGCGGGACTGGCGGTCAGACTTGGTTTAATAAAGCATCAAACGCAGCGCCTACAGTAAATACTGACGGTGCGTTAGCCAATGGTGGTGTCGGTTCATCATCTATTACAGGTGGCGCAGGTGGATCCACTACAGGTGCTATTGGCGTTACTACCGCCGCTGGTGGGGCGGGTGGTTCAGCAGCTGCAGTAACAAACTCTGGCGGTGGTGGTGGTGGTTCCGCTGGCCACAGTGGTGGCACAGGTTTAGCAGGCGGTGGATCAGCGGCAACAGGCGGTGGCGGTGGTGGTGGCGGCTATACTGCCGGTGCATCCGGGACTGCGACTGGTGGGGCGGGTGGCACAGGCGGTCAAAATTCTTCACTCGTCAGTCCTGCTAACGGCGGTACTGCTGGCGGCGGTGCTGGTGGCATAGGTAACGCGGGTTCTGGTGGCGGTGGCGGTGGCGGTAGGACTACAGGTAGCCCAGCGGGTTCTGGTGGTATTGGTGGTGCTGGTACTGAAAATACAATTACTGCTGGCGGTACTGCGGGTGCTGGTGGCGGTGGTGGCGGTGGAGGTGGTAACAGCGCCGCGTCGAGCCTAGCAGGTGGCGGGCAGACTGGCGGTGCATATGGTGGTGGTGGTGGTGGCACGGGTAATGCTGCGCTCGGCCCCGCAATTGGTTCTGGTAGCGGCGCCGCCGGCGCGCTTATCATCACATATACCGTTGCTAATAAAACAGGCAATATGTTTTTGATGTTCTAAGTATTCAAACAAGACAATTGGCCTTATATAAATAAAAGAAAACTGTACTGTAGGATGAAACATGGCTGCTCCAACAACTAAAGATACATTCAAAGCATATTGCCTTAGAAAACTCGGGGCGCCAGTAATTGAAATTAACGTCGATGACGATCAAGTAGATGATCGTATTGACGAAGCACTTCGTTACTACTATGATTATCACTTTGATGGATCAGATAAGATATACTATAAACACCAGATCACAGAAACTGATGTTACCAACAAGTATATCACACTACCAGAAAATATCATCGGTGCTGTGAGTATCTTCTCGATCGGCGATCCGTCGGTTCGCTCTGATGATATGTTCAATATCAGATATCAGATTGCACTGAATGACGTGTACACACTGACAAACGTTTCAATTGTGCCGTACTATATGGTCATGGAGCATCTGGCTCTTCTTACAGAAATGTTGGTTGGCAAACAGCCGATCAGATATGCCAGACATAAGAACAGACTCTATGTCGATATGGATTGGGGAACGGTCGGTGTTGGTTCGTATCTCCTCGTTGAGGCATATGAGGTTATCGATCCTACCGTGTACACCGATGCATGGAATGATCGTTGGCTTCAAAACTATGCTACTGTCTTGATCAAAGAGCAATGGGGATCTAATCTAACCAAGTTCACCGGTATGAACCTTCCAGGTGGTGTGCAGTTCAATGGCGAGAAGATTTATAATGACGCGGTTGAAGCTAGAACCAAAATGGAACAGGAGATGATTAGTTCGTATTCAATGCCCGTTTTGGATATGATCGGATAATTCATTGTCAACTAACTTCTATTTCAATAATTTTAGGAATAGTCAGGAACAAATCCTGATAGAAAACTTGATCATGGAATCAATAAAACTCTATGGTCATGATATTTTTTATTGCCCTAGAAAGATCATCGCCAAGGATGACATCTATGGAGCAGATACATTATCATTATATGACAGTAGTTATGAAATCGATATGTACATCAAGAACTATGATTCGTATGAAGGCGATGGTTCATTCCTGTCTAAGTTCAATCTAGAAATTCGCGATCAGATGACATTTACTGTATCGGTACGTAATTTCAATGATGAGATTGGCAGTTATGCAATGCTAGATCGTCCACAAGAAGGCGATCTAATTTGGCTACCTATGGCTAACCGTCTATTGATCGTCAAGTTTGTTAACCTACAACCGATTTTCTATCAGATGGGCGCAATCCAGATGTATGATCTGGTTTGTGAGATGTTCGAGTACAGTTCTGAAAAGCTTCGTACCGGAATCAAGGTTATTGATGATATTGAAAAAGTACGTAGCATCGACATGGGAATGTATTCGTTTCTTACGAACGATGGATTCGTCATTGTTGATAATGATGGATACGATATCATCCAATCGGATTATAATTTCGAAACACAAGCCGGCGATGCTTTCGAAGATAACACCGAATTCCAATTAGAAGGTGAAGCAATTCTTGATTGGACACAAATAGATCCATTCAGCGAAGGGAACATCTAGAATATGTTTGGTACTACATTTAGTCATGGTATATTAAGAAAATATGTAGTTCTTTTCGGAACAGTGTTCAACGATATCTACATCACCCGACAGAATTCCACCGGCGAAACGGTGCAAACCATGAAAGTTCCTTTGTCGTATGGACCAAAGGAAAAGTTCTTGGCGCGTCTAGAAGGCAATCCTGATGGATATACTCCGGTTGCTATGTCAGTTCCACGTATATCATTCGAGATGACAACATTTCAATATGACTCGGAGCGCAAACTGAATTCATTAAACCGTAAGGTCAAAAATGATAAATTTCAATATCAACCTGTGCCATATAATATCCAGTTCCAGTTATCGATTCTCGTAAAGAATGCTGAAGATGGTACTAAAATCATAGAGCAGATCCTTCCGTACTTTACACCTGGTTGGACTGCATCTGTTCATCTTATTCCAGAAATGGAAGATGATCCATGGGATATTCCTATTATTCTAAATGATATTTCGAGTGAAGACACGTATGAAGGTAATTTTGAAACCAGAAGGGCAATCATCTGGACATTGAATTTTACAATGAAGGGATATCTCTTCGGACCGAGCAAGAAAATCGGTTCTGGTAACGGAACAGATGGTGGTATCATTAAACATATTGATGTTAACATTAGCCACACTGCTAACGTCTATACAGCCAATAGTACTAATACTACGGCAACAGAGACTGTTAAAGTCTTTCCTGGGTTAACATCATCAAATACACCAACATCTAATGCTGCAGAATCGATCGATTGGAATCTGATTAATGCAACTGACAACTATGGGTTTATTCATGAGTTTGAAAGTAATGTATAATGGACAAATTAAATAATATTTTGAACATCGATTCGCCGGCTCCTGAGATTCAGGTCCCTGCTGTTATCAAACGACCACAAAATAATCAAGTCGAAAATGATTTTGATTATGCTCGTGAGAATTTAATGGATGTTATTGAAAAAGGACAGGAAGCTCTGTTTGATATGATGGATGTGGCCAGACAATCACAACATCCGAGAGCATATGAAGTTCTCTCTACCATGATCAATACATTGGTCGGTGCAAATAAGGATCTTCTAGATCTTCAGACAAAGAAGAAGAAGCTTCTAGAGGTTGATCCTGCAGCAAATAATCAGCAAGTTACTAATAATCTTTTTGTAGGTTCTACAAGTGAACTCCAAAAAATGTTAGAGCAGGCTAGAAATAAGAGTGACTAATGTTTGATAAGATTAAGAAGGCTTTTGATAAAGGGTACAATGGTAATCCGCTTCTAAAGAAAGCCAGAAAACAAATTGAATGGACACAAGAACAGGTCCAAGAATTTATTAAGTGCGCCAATGATCCTATCTATTTTGCTGAGAAGTATATTCAGATCGTGCATGTTGATCGCGGTCTAATCCCAATCCAGCTCTATGACTATCAAAAAGAGATCATAGAAAAGTTAACAAACAATCGTCGTGTTACTGTGGTAACTAGTCGGCAGGCTGGTAAAACTACAACTGCTGCGGCCATTATTTTACACTATGTTCTTTTTAATGAACACAAGACTGTTGCACTGCTGGCAAACAAAGGTGATGCAGCCAGAGAAATCTTAGACCGCGTCAAATTGTCGTACGAATCCCTACCAGATTGGTTGCAACAAGGTGTTGTCGAATGGAACAAGGGATCGATCGAACTTGAGAATGGTTGTAAAGTTCTGGCGGCCGCGACATCATCATCAGCCATTCGTGGTAAATCTATCTCGCTATTGTATATCGATGAAGCAGCATTCGTTGAGAACTGGGATGAGTTCTTTGCATCCGTTTTCCCTACCATTTCATCTGGTGAAACAACTAAGATCCTATTCACGTCTACTCCAAATGGTTTAAACCACTTCTATAAAACATGCAACGGTGCCAAAGAGGGAACTAACGGATATCAGTATGTCGAGGTTCCCTGGCAGATGGTTCCTGGCCGCAGTGAAGCATGGCAAAAAGAAACTCTGGCCGCTATGGATTTTGATTATGAAAAGTTTGCCCAGGAATTTGAATGCGCGTGGCTCGGTTCATCTGGCACTCTTATCTCAGGTGCGTGTCTTAAGACCTTGGTTGCACAACGACCATTGTCATCTACTGATGGATTGACCACATATTTCCTTCCTGAAAAGGATCACAAGTATGTCATGACATGTGATGTGTCTCATGGTAAAGGTCTAGACTACTCTGCATTCCAGGTTATCGATGTTACCGAAATGCCATATAATCAGGTATGCGTCTATAGAAGTAATGTCACTCCGCCGGCCGAATATACTCAAACGATCCATCAGACATCATTACAGTATAATAATGCAACGATCCTTGTAGAAATCAACGATATTGGTTTGACCGTTGCCGACTCATTGTATGTCGACTATGAATCTGATAACTTGATCTTTACAGAGAAAGCCGGTCCAAAGGGTAAAAGAATATCGGCGGGATTCAATAAGAATGCTGAACGTGGATTGAAACAAACTGCTGTTACTAAGACGGTTGGTTGTTCATTACTCAAACTGTTGATTGAGCAATACCAATTGATCATCAACGATCATGATACTATTCACGAACTATCTAGATTCTCGAAAAAGAATGCATCGTATGAAGCAGAATCCGGTGCACATGATGACCTTGTCATGGCTCTGGTACTATTCGCATGGATGTCAAACCAACAGTATTTCAAAGATTTCACAGATATTAATACTCTTCTGAAGTTGAGAAATAGAAGTGATGAAGAATTAGACAACGAGATGTTCTCATTTTTTATGGATAACGGCAGAGAACTGGCCGATCCAGATGCAATGGAAGTTATTGATATGTCGAAAACATGGAATCCTGAATTCTCCGGGCTATTTTCGTAATCTGGGCAAATTATAAATAAAAGCAAAAGTACTGGTTATAACACCTTCGATTAAGGGAGATTACAATGGCGTTTCAAGTCAGCCCTGGAATTAACGTTTCCGAGATTGATCTAACAACAACCGTACCGGCTCTAGCTACCACTGTTGGTGCTATTGGCGGTGTGTTTCGTTGGGGTCCTGTCGGCAAGTTCATTCTAGTAGATTCAGAAAATACTCTGGCTGCCCGTTATGGCAAACCAAATAATAATAACTATGAAACATTTTTCACTGCTGCCAACTTCCTTGCTTATGGCAATGCTCTATATGTTTCGCGTGCTGCTGTTACAACCGGTTTCTCAAACACTGTTGCTGCAGCATCGGCAAATTTAAATAGCAATACAACTGTTATTTTAACTGGCAACGCACACGGCGTTGCAACAGGACATGCAGTATTTGGTGCTGGTATTCCTGATAACACGTTTGTATCATCTGTTGTTGCTAACTCGTCTGCACTGGCTGTTACACTAACCGCAAATGCTACATCATCGACCGATGCTTATCTAAACTTCTTTGCTAACACTCTGGCATTTAACGCTGTTGCAAACAGTACTAATGTATCTCTTACTTCAAACATTGTAAAGAATGCTGAAGATTTTGAAAACAAAGGTGCATCGAATGCACTGTTTGTTGGTACACAGTTTGTTTCACGTTATCCTGGCGAACTAGGCAATTCGCTTAAGATTTCTGCAATCGATTCGATCGATCAATATAGCAAGTCTATCAATCCAACAAGCAATGCATCTGTTGGTGGTTCTGCTTCTACATATCGCCTAGACCAACTTGCAAATTCTGGTATCTCGGTTGTAGTCAATTCTGATACAGCTAATGTGTTCCTAACATGGGATGCTGGTGCATCGACTCTGTCTTACGCTGAAACGAAGACTGCAGCCAACACAATTCTTCAACAGCTTTCGGTTGGTGATTATATCGAAGTTGGTAATAGCACAATCGGTACTCAGGCACTTAAGATTAAGTCGCTTCCAGCTATTACATCGGACGATGCAACAACACAGGCATACTTCTCGATTACATTCGAAGATACATGGAATCGTTCAACCAACTTCACCGATTCAACGATCGAACGTAAGTGGGAATATTACAACACGGTTTCACAAGAACCTGCAACATCTGCTGAACTATCAAGCATCGGTTCGACCGCTGTTGACCAGATCAGTGTGGTTGTTGTTGACCAAGATGGTAAGTTCTCCGGTGTTCCAGGAACGGTCTTAGAGGTTTATCAAAATCTTTCACGTGCATCAGATGCTAAGAATGAAGATGGTACAACCAATTTCTATAAGACTGTAATTAATGATAACTCGCGTTATGTTTGGGCAACAAACGATCGCTCAGAAGCTGCAACTGATGTAGCAGCTGCAATTGTTAATTCTACTGCTACGGTACCTTATGCCAAATCGTTTATCGGTGGTCGCGATGGTATCACTGAAAGCACAGCAACTGTTTCTGCTCTAGCATATGCATATGATCTATTCGCCGATGCTTCATCGGTTGATGTATCACTTGTTCTTGCTGGTAAAGCACTCGGTGGCACATATGGTGAACAAGTTGCAAATTATCTAGTAGATAATATTGCTGAAGCGCGCAAAGATTGTGTTGTCTTCATCTCACCAGATAGAGGTGATGTTGTTGGTTCTGGTGTTGAAGGCAGTCAGGCTGCAAACATCGTACAGTTCCGTCAGGCACTTCGTAACACATCATATGCATTCATCGACTCTGGATACAAGTATCAGTACGACAAGTACAATGACACATATCGTTATATCCCACTCAACGGTGATATTGCTGGTCTAACTGCTCGTTCAGATACTCTGCGTGATCCATGGTTCTCGCCAGCTGGTTATAGCCGCGGTCAGATTAAGAATCTGGTTAAGCTTGCATACAATCCAGGTAAAACAGATCGCGATCTTCTTTATAAGAATGATGTCAATCCTGTTATCACACAACCTGGCAAGGGCACAATTCTGTTTGGTGATAAGACAGCACTTGGACGTAACAGTGCATTCGATCGTATCAACGTACGTCGTCTGTTCATCATCCTAGAAAAGACGATTGCTACTGCTTCGGATTCGACTCTGTTTGAATTCAATGATGAGTTTACACGTGCACAGTTCCGCAATCTTGTTGAACCTTTCCTCCGTGATGTACAAGGCCGTCGTGGTATCTATGACTTCCGTGTTGTTTGCGATGAAACAAATAATACTGCAGAAGTTATCGATTCTAACCGTTTCGTTGGAGACATCTATATCAAACCTGCTAAGAGCATCAACTTCATCCAGTTGAACTTCGTAGCGGTAAGATCGGGTGTAGAAT